TGACCGGCCAGTAACATAATAAACGCGCTCTTCTGTAACGAACTGTTGGACGAGGTCTAACCAGTTTCTAGCGAGCGTCCGGCGTGTTTGGTCCAAAGATACATAAATCGGAGAAAGAGCTGTTGACCCCTTTTGCCCCTTAGCTTGGATAGCTACACCAGAGACGTCAGCGCGGTCTAAGCCTTGCATGCTCTCACTAACCAAGGATATCTGCTGCATGGCTTCGCCGGCTTTGTAGGAAAGTCGATCTAACCCAGTTGGAACTTGGTTCGGCTGTAACTTTTCGATGTCGGTCGGCGACGTGTTGTACTCAAGAACAATGCCGTCCTCGCCACCACGCTCTTCCAGTTGCGCTACGCTCATGTTGGTGAGCGAGCCTTTCTTCACCTTATAGCCCGAGTTAGCTACACCCGCAACGATATGAAGCTCTTGCGACAGAGTTTTATTCAGGAGGTCCTGAGGAGAAATAAGATGCTGCACAACCCCGCTTGGGCGCCCACCGATAAGGAATGGGAAGTACGGAATCGGGGTAAAATGCCGTAAAGGACTAGTTGCTTGGAACAGTTTCAGCTCGCCAACAGACGTTGTCCACTCGATTTTTTTGACGCGTTTGTCAATTACTTCGTACCCGAACTGAGCAAGAGCCAACTGAATGCGTTCGCGATCCCAGTGTTGCGGAACTTCGCGTATCTCGCCTGAATTCGGCTCAACGAAGCACTTAACGCGTTTGTAAATCCAATTCTGGCGCTCGATTACACGTAAAAGCCGGTGTTTCGCACGTAAAGTTTCGGTTGCGGACGAATCTGAATACAAAGGAGTGCCGAACTGGTCTCTACGCCAATCTGCATACTCAGCTGACGCTTCAAATGTGTCTGCAAAGTACGAAATATCTTTCAATGGAACGCCGTATAGTTCGTGAATATCGTAGCTAGACAGCCATTTCGACACGATAACGCCGGTCCAGTCGTCGGGGTCGTATCCAAAGCTCTCCGGATACAGTAAAACGTCCTTACTATTCAGGTACGAAAGCTTAGGTTCACCCCTAAAAGTGTCATCAAACGAAACTCTAAGGTCTAGGAACCCGCGAGACCGGATAACTCCGTCCCAAAAGACCATAGACTCTTTCCAATCGAGGTTTTGGACCTGCGCAAAATTGAGCCAGAGCTTGTCAAGAATGGTTGCGATGGCTGGATCGCCGCCTGCTGCCGCTCTAAAAGAGATATCGCCGCGTCTTTGGATCTCTTCGCCGGCTAAAGTGGCGAATACAGGTAGAATTTTGTTGACTGTAAGGGCCGGTTTACGACGCCGCTTGAGTAAAGTAAGCGCTTTTTCGTCCCATTGATCGCCTAAAGTGTAGGAATCCGTCTTTTCGGCTAGTTCAATGAACTCTTTATGGCCGTTATCACGACAATATTCGTACGCTTCGCGGTTTTCTCGAGCAATGTCTCTGTCTGCTGCCATTACCAGACCCCGTTCCCATTAAATTGTACCGGTCTTGTGTTCCACTCGCGCTGCTTTGTCTCGACATATGCGTCGTGCAGTGCGCTTAGCCACGTTGCTTCCACGGATTGTAAGCGTCCGGGGCTAAAATGTTCTGTTTCCGACCCCCTCATCGCGTACATCGCGGCCCCAAAAGGTAGGAAAGTCTGCCATCTAGGATCTACTGAGGGCTCGTCTTGAGGGGACTCCATCGTATTTTCAGGCATGTGCACCATAGAAATATCGATGATATACGCTTTATCGGGCGTAGGAATCAGTTCTCCGTACCCAGTACGGCCTCCCAAAGCAATTCCCGCTGGCATATGATTCGGTAAATACCTAGGAATCGTGTCAATCCTATCTGACTGCACTTGCCCTTCTCGGAAATTAGCGGCGTTATCTGGATCGGTGAACCAAATACGCTTCACTTCGAGTACAGTAATGCGGCCTCCGACAGTCAAATCTAGCCAAGGCTCGTTAACAGTTGCGTAATAACGCTTTGTCGACGTGAGTACCTTTTGCTTGCATAGCTCTATTTCAGCCTGGTTTAGGTATTCAGTGATTTCTTGGTCCGATACAAAGTACGGAGCAACTGCGTCGTCCGAAATCCTGCGAGTGCGAGCTATCAGCTCAGAAAGTTGGAGAGCCTGCATAATTTATGAATCCGAGAAGGCCCCACGTGGGTCTTCTGCTTTGTGTTTTCGGAGGTTACTGATTCGGACGCCCGGAGCGATGAGATCAGAGTCAATCGGCGCGTTGCGTTTAATGTTACCCCACAGAGTAACACCGCCCGAAATTAACGTAACCACTGCAAAGACGAGTTCAGTCGCGAGAGTCGGGTCGATAGAGTACCCAGCGATGGCAGCAACAGCGGTCGCCAAAGTAATCAGTGTCCCAAGCTGTGCTTTTGACTGCCACCAAGGTTTTGCCTCAGATGGCGTCACGATTACAGGGTTTGGGGGCGAGGATGCAAGATATCCTTCGTACGCTTTAGCCGTCTGTGGGCCCCAAATACCGTCTACTACGATATCGTGCCCCGCGTCCTTAAGCATTTGTTGGATCACTAAGGTTTCTTGCTTAGAAAAGCGAACTGTTTCCATAATACTTTCCGCGAAAAAGTTAGGTTTTTGTATTTTACTCTAGCAACTTATGTTTTACAACAATAAAAGAACCTTGTAAAATGTGGCCCTTTAAAAGGTAGGCCGCACGTATGAACAAATGTCTAGCTAAAGCGTACACACTCTGTTGGCCAAAAACTTTGCGGCCGAATACACTCGAATTCGAAGTCCAAATGATATCCATGCAGATAGAACTGATCAGGTGTTATTTGCCCACTATGAAACGAAGCGACAAAGGGCGAGCAGCGAACACGCTTGAGTTCCTCCACCACAAGAGACGATGGCTTCGAAGAAAGTAAAACTTGCTCTAGCAGCAGTCATTTGGTTTGCGGGCGCTAATGGAGACTATCGATCGATGAAACCTATTACTCAGAAGGGTATTGCGTCCTACTACGCCGACAAGTTCGAAGGACGTACTACTGCGAACGGCGAAACCTTCCGGCAAGACCAACTAACTGCGGCGCACAAGAAGTTACCGTTTGGTACAAAAGTCTTGGTGCGAAACCACGACAATGGAAAGGAAGTCCTCGTCACCATCAACGATCGCGGCCCCTTCGTAAAGGGGCGCATTATAGACCTGTCGAAAGCGGCGGCCAAAGAACTCGACATTCTAGATGCTGGGTTGGCACGAGTGTCTATCGAGGTTGTACAATCTACTTAGTTTTATTGTTCGAACCAATCAGGGTCGACATTGCCTTCGTCTTCGTATATTCGGCCTTTGCCGTCACACCAATCACAGGTGTACTTGGTGTCGTCTATACTGCCACATGGGTCGCGTTCAAGGGAATGACGCAGCTCGTCTGCCCAAGCCCAACCAGCGCCCCCACATACTTCGCAGGTTTTTGCGACCTGTTTCACCTTGCCGAAACCCCAAACTGCGTAAGAACTGGCGACCAAAAACGCAAGGGGTCTATCGGGCACTGATATGCCGAATACATCCGTATCAAACCACTTTGGTCGATCAGGCCGTAGAACCCGGGGAATGCGCGGCAAGTAGAAGCCAACTTCACCTTTCGGCGATGACGAAGGTGGCGAGCCTTTTTAGTCATTAGTGTTTCCGGAAGTGGCGCGGGACATTGCTTGCTGTAGTTCTTTGAACGCATCCCTAAGGTCTTTGTCTTCCTTATGACGTTTTTGCACCGCACGTTGTACTTCGCCCAACATATCGGCCTCTTCGAGGACTGCATCGATCCAGGACTCCAGTCGGTCCCGCGGTGAGGACCCGGTTACTGGTAACGTAAGCCAAGCAATATAGGCGTTCTTCAAACCAGCGAGCGTTTCGAACTCAATCTCTACTCTCACTTGAAGGGGCCCCCATCACTTCTAATTTAAAGACCCTGTCTTCTAACTTCGCAATTCTCCCGAGCAAATACTCAAGGGACAAAAGTTCCGAACCCACTTTAGGTGGTGGCGAAGTCGGTTGTGGCACGCCGTGAGAATCGAACCAAGTGTGAGCATCTGGATAGTCGGCACAAAACAAAAGCCAGTCCGTCTCGCGCATCCACTCACGTAGTAGTTGCAACCTAGCACCACGTACGCAGGCTTGGTTACGTAGGAAGTTTATTTCTGCATCAGTGTATGGCATGTATTAAGAATCCGTGTTTGGGAGATCAGTGTAACAAGTTATATCGGGTGGCCACTTCCAAGGATCGGGTTGGTTAAACAGCGGTGCCGGGTTAATAACAATCGGAGGGTACTCAGGAGCGGTCGGAGTTTCTAGGATTTCCAGACACTGGCGTACCTGGGCCGGAGTAAGTCCTTCGGCAGTACACGCTTGGAGGAAACCGTAAATTTGGGCGAGGAGTTCTTTTGGAGTCATTGGTGGTCTCTTTTCATAACAAAGATTGCTGGACGGTTCCTTCCGAAGGAACCCGTAAGTTTGGGCGACGAGTTCTTCTGCGGTCATTAGTGGCCCCTTTTCATAGTACAAATTACGTTGTTTGCGCCTGTAAATTTAACGTAGAAACGATTTCAGCGACTTTAGGGGTGTGTAGGTAGCGGGTACCCTTTTCGCGCGCTTTTAGAGCGCGTTTTGTTAGCAAATCGTCGATTTCGCAACCCAGGTATTCTGCTACGGCTGCAGCCGCTTCCAGTTCAGTTTTCCAGTATCCCAAAGAAACGTGCTTACCGTTCGAATAACAGCAGGCGCGCCATTTGTTTTTTGTGTTTTTTGACGCCTCAAATCTAACGTGTCTGTATTCCGAAGCTTGTCTCTTCGGAGGAAGTTCGTGGTGAAGCAAGAAATTTTCTAACGCTTTCTGTCTCGCGGCAGCCGCTTCTTCGGCAGTATCAAAGTATCCGAGAGGATACTCAACCTCGTTAAATGTAATACGTGCTTGCCACTTTCCGGTCCCTTTATGAAAAGACACTCCTTTGAAGCCAGAGGTGTTGTTCGACTTGATCGGCTGCGTTAAAAGCGCTAGCAGTTGTTCGTCGGTGAAACGGTAACCCGAAACCCCTTCCCCGCCAAGGGTTAGGTTGTATCCGTTATTGAAAGTATCTTCATGAGCAATTCGCCAAACTTCAAAGTCACTTAACAATTCCTCCGGTATACCCATGAAGATAGCGCGCATTTCGAAGTTCTCTATTCCATATTTAGCGAAAGCTCCGTAGATACCACCTACTACGAGCCCAGCACGTTGGTAGGCTTTGTGCCGGCTTCTGTACTTGTAAAGCCGTTCTTTCAGCTCCACGGTCTTGCCGTTATACTTTTTCCCAGTAATTAGGTTCACGATGGTATAGATAACACCCTTAGCATCGGGGTAGAAAGTAATGGCTTTCGAAGTATCGAGCTTCAAAGTAGTTGCTCCTTGGTTGTTGGTGAAGTGTTGATTTTGACCTAATACACAGAAAATAGCAATTGGTTATTCCTATCGAAGTGGCGAGATTCACAGGACTGGCTACTTACTACTTCGGAGCTAGGGCGTACTACTTTCGATAGGTAAAACCTATTAATTCGGCGCTTTCACTCGGTTGTGTTTATTTGAAGTCGTCGTAAAACT